GTCGCGGCGTATCCCGAAGTCACCGGCAACCTCAAGCGCGGCGTGAAGCTGACCGTGCTGAATAGCGGATCGCACGGGGCCACGGTGAAGATCCGGAGCGGCGCCCCGCACGCCTGGCTGTATGAGCACGGCCGCTGTCGCTGGGGGCAAATCTCGAACCCGCCGGCCTTCGTGTTCATCCCGACGATGGAACGCACGCGGCGCGCGATGTATCACCAGCTCGCGACGCTCATGCGCAACGCCGGGCTGACGGTCTCGGAAGGGATCTAGCCGTGGCGGACACGTCCGACATCGCGGCGGCGCTGATTGCGAAGCTCGGCAGCGATAGTGCGCTCCTGGCCCTCTGCCCGAATGGCGTCTATTGGGATCAGGCGCCCCCGGGCGCGACGCGCTTCGTGATCGTGTCGTTCATCGTCGCGGCCGACATTGGCGTGTTCGGGCAGCGGGCGATCGAGGACGGGCTCTACTTTGTGGAAGCCCGGATGCTCTCGACGGTGCCGGGCGCGAACATCAAAGCGGCGGCGTTGCGGATTGACGAGCTGCTCGAGGATCAGCCGCTGACGGTCGCCGGCTATAGCTGGATGACGTGTCACCGCGAAGAGCCGACGCGCGTGACGGAAGTCGATGCGGTCGATCCCTCGCTCTATTGGCTGCGGCGTGGCGGGCGGTATCGGATCCAAATGAGTTTGGTCGGCGCGTAAACAGCAAAGGAGTCACCGATGGCAATCATCTCTGGGCGCAATGGGTCGGTCATGTGGGATCCCGCCGGCACGCTGGCAGTGGAAGTGTTGAGTCTCAATGCGTGGGTGGCCGATTTCAAGACCGAGTTTGAAGATGTCTCCTGCTTCGGAGATGCGAATCGGGTGTATCTGCCGGGTCTCAAAGACGCGGGCGGGACGCTGGGCGGATTTTTCAACTCGGCCGAACTCGCGCTGTTCGAGGCGGCGGAGCAAGACACCCCCGGCCTGCTCAAGCTCATCCCCAGCACGACAGAGCCGACGTTCTTCTGGACGGGGCCGGCGTATCTGGACGCCAGCATCGATGCGAGTCTCTCGGCGCCGAAGGTGTCGGGCACCTGGAAGGCGGCCGGGCCGTTCTTGCTCGACGGCGGCGTGTTAGGGGCGGACGCCCAGGCGGCGCGCGAGCGGCGGCTGGCGGGGCGTAAGCCAGACACGACCACCAAGCGGAAGTAACGGCGCGGGCGTGTTCGACTCGCTGACCGTGACCGGGCTTGCGGGGGCCGTGATGTATGGCTCCCGCGAGGCCGTGGTGATCAAGTCGTGGCGGATCACGCGCATCAAAGCCGATGGCGGGCATTGGATGCTGTCGGCGCGGATCGAGCGCGTGGTGAGCGCGTTCTATGCGCGCCAGGCGCCGCTGCTGTTTACGGCGCCGCGTGCGGGCGGCTTTTGGCTCTGGCCGGTCGACGCCATCGAGATCGGGGAGACGAGTCTACGGGCCGAATTGGGACCACCAGAACGATAGACACGGGGGACACATGGGGCGCAACTCGATTGCATCAGCGGACGTGGTGCGGCTGGCGTTGCCAGACGGCGACTTCATCAGCGTCAAGCAGGAACTGAACGCGGGCGAGTCGATCGATCTTGCCCACGAACCCGGCGACAAAATTCTCTCCACGATTCTCGCGTATGTCGTCGGCTGGTCGCTGGTCGGCCCGGACGACACGCCGCTCCCCTACAGCCCGATGCAATCCGTCGACGAACGACTGGCGACGTTGCGGGCGCTCACGCTGTCGCGCATGCAGGAGATCGTCGCGGTGCTCGAGCCGCACGTCGTCGCCACGCAGAAGACCGTCGAGGAAAAAAAAACAACCCAGCCAGTCGGAGTCGCATCCTGATGGATCTCGCGCTCTGTAAAGCGCTCGGCATGAGTTACGACGAGGTGCGGGCGCTGCCGCTCGCCGTGTATGCCGTGGCGCTGGAATCCGTCACCGTGCCGAAGGATGAATTTGAGGTGCCGGTCTAATGGCCCAACTCGTCGGTCACTTATCGGCAGACTTCTCGAAATTCACGAAAGCCGTGGACGAATCCGTCGTGAAGCTGAAGGGCTTCGAAACGGGCGCGGCGAAGGTCGGCGACTCGCTCGAGAAGATGGCGAACAAGTTCTCGGGCCAGAAGGTGATCCAAGAAGCCACGCTCATGGCCGACATCTTCACCAAGATGGGCGGCGCGGCGGCCTTCACCGAAAAGGAACTCGCGCAGATGGGGAAGACGGGCGCCGACGCGCTCACGAAGATGCAGGCGCAGGGCATCGAGATCCCCGCGAATCTGCAAAAGATGGTCGACGGCACGAAGGCCGCCGAGAAGGCGACGATGGATTGGAAGGGCGCCCTACTCGGCGCCGCGAGTGCCTTCGGGATCGCCTTCTCCGTGAACGCGCTGAAGAACTTCGTCGTCGGCGTGATCGACGCGGGCGCGCAGATCGGCGACATGTCCGAGAAGCTCGGCATCAGTGCCGAAGCCGTGCAGCGCTTTGGGTATGCGGCCGATCAAAGCGGCGCCGACATCCAGGTCGTCGATAGCGCGATCAAGAAGATGAACGCGAACCTGGCCGAAGGCAGCAAAAGCACGGTTGCTGCGCTCGCCGATGTCGGGCTGAAGTTTGAAGACATCCGGCGCATGTCGCCGGAGCGGGCATTTGAAGCGATCGGCGATGCCGTGGCCGGCATCGAAGATCCGATGCTGCGGGCGAAGGTGGCCACTGAGCTATTCGGGAAAGCCGGGCAGGAACTCCTGCCGACGTTTCTCGCGGGGATCCGTAAGGTCGGCGACGAAACAACCGTCATGTCTGATGACACGGTCGCCCGGTTGAAGGCGGCGCAGGATCAGTGGGGGCGCTTTTCGACGGCGGTTACGGTCTATAGCGGCGAAGCGATTAGCTGGATCGCGAAGCTCGGCGCTGGCTGGCAACGCACCTCGGAACAGGTGGCGCTCGCGGCGAATCCGTTCAAGGCGATTCCGCAAGCGATCAAGGATCTCGATCTCACGGCGAACGCCGCCGCGCAGTCGGCATCGAATCTGGGCGCCATGATCGCGACCGTGCCCGCGCCGACGCTGGCGACGGCGGCGGCGCTTAAGCCCGTGGCGCTGAATGCCGCTGAAGCCGCCGCCACGATCGACGTGATGAATGCGTCGATCGTCCGCACCACGCAGACGATCAAGCCGCTCGAAGGGGGCATGCTCGCCTGGCAGAAGCAACTCGCGCTGACGAAGTGGCAGGCCGATCAACTCACCGTCTCCGAAACACAACTCACGGAGGCGACCGAGACGCTGGCCGATTTTGTCGCGACGCATCAGGGCCAGAACGAACTGTTCCCCGAACCCACGCAGGGATCGCTGGATCAGTGGAAAGCCGGCGAACTCGCGATCCTCAAGATTCAGCCGGCCGCCAGCTCGCTGCGGGGGGACATCGACAGCCTGTCGCAGAGCTTTGCGCAGCTCGGGCAGATTGGCGGCGACGGGCTCGGCGCCGTCACGCGCGGGATGGGCACGCTGATCGGCGCGACGAATACCGCGTTCAGCGCCGTCGATTCGCTCAAGAACGGCTTCAAGGCGTTCAGCGGGGGCGGCCTCCTGTCGGGGATCGCGAGCCTCACGTCGGGGATCGGCAGCATTGTGGGCGTGGCGAGTGCGGCGATCGGCGCCGTCAAAGCGCTGTGGAGTGCCGCGAAGGGCGGCGAAGAGGGGCAAGTCGTCAACCCGGCGCGGGATGCGTGGTTCGGCGGGCGCAGCGTGCAGGACATTGGCGACCAGCTCGCCCCGTTTATGTCGGGTGAAGAGGCGCGGAAGCTGATCGCGGCGGTCTTCAACGCGAAAAACAAACAGGACTTTGGCGCGGCCTCGGGCTCGATCGATCGCATCCTGGCGGGGAATAGTTTTGCTGGCGGCACGGGCGGCTTTCGGGATTTCGGTAGCGGCACACTCGCGATGCTGCACGGGCGCGAGGCCGTCGTGCCGGAAGGCGGGAGTCTGGGCGGGAACGTGGTCATTCAAATCAACGCCCAGGGCGCCTTCTTCGATACGCCCGGGGATCTGCAGCGGCTCGCGGAGAAAGTCAACGACGCCCTCACAGCCAAATATGGCCTCACCAACCGCGCACGCGCCGCATAGTGGGCCGGTCGATCAGCCGGGCGAAGGCGCCTATCTGTGGGCGCGGTCCGGGATCGCCCGCTCGGCGACGACGCGCTCGAACTACGTCAGCATCGCCACGTCGATTGATTGGATCGTGCGCGACAATGCCGGGAACATCACCGGCACGACCGACATTAGCGGGATCATCCTGCACGACTCGCTGCGTGTGACGCTGGCGCTCAACGACGAGCCCGATACCTGTTCGTTCACGTTGCGCCCGCAGGAACCGCCTGCCGCGATCCCGCAAGTCGGGCAGGAGATCCGCATCGCGTGGGCACCGGGCGGGCCGCCGCTGTTCCACGGGTATATCGTGACAAGTCAATCGGATTGGCGGCTCAAGAATATGCAGCCGCCGTGGATCGCGATCCAGTGTCAGGATCCGATGTGGCGCTTTGACGCGCGGATCGTGACGTATCGGTTCCCCGCGCAATCGGTGACGGACTCGATCGCGT